GAAATTGGCTTCTGAAAAATCGACATCAACAAAGTCGACGCCCACGAATTCAAATCCCGAGAAGTCGTGGCCGCTAAAGTCACCACCCCTGATGTCATCTCGCCACACCGTCCGATTTTCCCGACGCCTTTGACCTTGACCAGCAAGCTGGCGCTCAAATTCCGGACTTTTGAACTTGGCCAGAACACCATCGGTAAAAGAACTGGATTCTTTCGACACCCGTTCGCCTTGGGCAAGTTCAGAGGATGCCGGAGCCATTGAACAACCGATGGTTGTGACAGTGAGCCCGAACAACAAAATGTGAGCCAATCGAGACCGTCCTCGGAGAGACTGGGCCTCCACATATTCCGACCATTGGGAACTCATCAGAACCGCACCTTTTCTTCGTAAGTCGCTTGAATATGACGCTTATCATATTTTAGAAGAAGAGTATGTCAAGCGCTGACACTCGGCTTCCTTTCGCAGAGCACACGAGTCGATCAGGCCGGAGTGGGCGCAGCGGCACTACAGTGGCGGCTGCAGCTGGCCGGCACGCCATGGGCGAACCAAAGACTGCTGAAATATGAGATTCTGTTGGTAGCGGAGGAGGGACTCGAACCCCCGACACGCGGATTATGATTCCGGTCTTTACTTAGCACTTTCAACCCTTTGCGCTGTAAACCTTCCTCGCACTAGCCCCTTACGCTTCAGTGACTTACCAGTCATGAGTAAACCGCTCATGCGCTCAACCGATCAACTAAGCTGACAATCACGCGGGCCTCATCGACATAGCGCGCCCGGACCTCTGCGATGCGCTGTGAGGTCCATCCGACAATGCGCGCGATCTCGTCATCCGTAAGACCCTTGGTCGCCAGCCAGGTCACATAAGTGCCGCGCAGGTCATGGATGGTGCGGTCAAAGCCGTCGGGCTTGCTCCGCTGAAAGACTGTCCCTAGCCCACTCGCGGCCCACGGATTGCCCCTGCTGTTGCGTAGCACCGTGCCCTTTGAGTGCTCGATCGAATTGAGGAAGGCGCGAAGCTCTGGGACGACGGGGATAACCGCCCTGCCCTTTCGCTTCCGCGTTGTCAGGATGATAGCCTTTTCGGAGACCTGCGACCAATCGAGCCGCACGAGATCGCCAAGTCGAAGGCCGGTCATGCTAGCTAGGCGGAGAGCCCGCATTAACTGTTCGGGCGCATTGGACAGTGCCTCCCAATGACGCGGCTCCCAAATCTTGTCCGACTTGTCGACGCTGTGAAGCTGATTGATGCCCGCCGCAACGTTCACCGAGAGCAAGGCGTTCTCGACGGCCCAGCCTAGCAGCGTCGCGATCATCACCGTTGCCTTGTCTGCGGTTCGCGGCTGCCCACGCCACAGGTCACGCCATTCGATGATCTCCCGGCGCATCCGTCGATCCTCGAACGCAGCAATCGGGGCCGCGCCGAACTGATCGTCAATCCGATCGAGGATGCGATTGTAATCGCGCCGCGTGCTATCAGCCAATCGCTCGAACTCTGGCGACGCCCGATAGGCAATGATAATGGCCTTGAAGGTATCGCTGGGCGCACCGCCGCTCGCTTGCTCCCGGGCGGCCAAAGCCTGAGCGAGAATGTCAGCCGTGATGACGGGCCGCGCACCATCCTGACGATGAATGCAAGGGCCTCCGCGCCAAGCGTACACATTCCAGCGGACAATGCCGCTAGCTAGCCGCTTCTTAACGACGTGCAGGCCCGTCAGGATTCGATTGGTTCTTCTTCCACGCATCGAACGCGTTCCCTTGTCCTTCGTTCTTAGGATAGACAGTAATTCCGTCACTCCGCACGTCCACCGCTCCTGGCTCAAGACCGAGCTCTCTCAGTAACTCGATAGCGCTACGGATTTCATTCTCGGGTATGAGACGACGGCGCGCGGTCATTGGCCAATCTCTGTTTGCTGGCGCTTATTCCATCCCTCCACCTGGCGAACTTCGTCTGGGTCAAGCACCTTCGTATCAATTGCGATCTTGTGAGCGTCCCAGCGGGTTTTCGGATCGCCACGGAGGAAGCCAGACAAATCGAGTTCAAGCTCAAGCCCGGAGTTTGCAGGAAAGACACTGCGCGAGAATTCTGCCTCCAACTTGCGAGCCCATGGAGCGAGTGTGAACTGGGCGAACCAGCGACCTGCTGTCTCCGAGTTGGTGAATGTGTTGTGGCTGTAGTCCTGCACCAAAGGAGGAGGCACTTGGAAAAGGCGACAAATCTCTTCCACTCCGAACTTTCGGCTCTCAAGCAGTTCAGCGTCTTCTGGCGAGATATTAGCGGTAGTCCAAGAGAGCCCCTGATCTAGGATCAAAACCCGCCCGACATTTTGGGTGCCGGTATGTCTCTCAGCGAACTGGCGCGCGAGGCGCGCCTTGCTTTCAGGGCCGATCGCACCTTCGTGCGACAAAACCCCAGTCGGGTAGCCCCCTCTCTCAAGGAAACCCTTCGCGAAGGCGTTTGCGGAAGCAACGCTTTCGACGGAATCACGAGCTCTAGACAGTCGCGACCGTCCTATTAGGCCATCGTCAGTGCGATCCCTTAGATGAAGCACTTCCCCTTCTAGTAGACGCCGCACCGCGCCGTTTCCGCGAAGGTCGCTCACGTTGTATGCAAGCTTACCACTGGAAAGATACTCAACCGAAACGCGCGACCATGGAATGAACTCCAGGCCGGCAATTTGCCCACGTCCATTGTATTTGACTTCTGCAAGTCCGTTGCCGTTGAGCAGTGTTGAAGCCACCAGGTGCTCGATTAGCTCCGGCCATGTCATCTGGGTGTTCACACCATGGCGTGTCAGTTTGGTGAGCGCGTGGTTCTCTGCTTCAATTCGATTTCCACTTGTATCGCGGCGGTAAACCAGTGCCGGAATGTAAGCGAGCGCCGAGCTGATGGCCGATGTGCAGGCATAGACGGCCGAAATGTTCTCAGCGGCCCGGCCATTGATGGTGGCAAGAGCCCCTGCCCCAGACGATACCGCGCTCCAACTTGGATCAATATTGCGACGTTCGAAGCCAAAGTGATTTGCGATCGTATCAATCAAGCGCATGACTGCATCTCCGCAATCGTGATCGTCCTATGACGCTTGGCAAGTCCACTCGACGCCTGTCTCGATCGAAGAGCGATCGTGGTGTCAGGGTAAGCTGGAAACGCACTCACCACGGAGATTTCGCGGAGGTCGATGGCCTTAAGGTAACGCTCGTTGCCCCTCCAACGATCACCGCCTTCTGGAACTAGGAAACCGAAGGACATTCCTCCCAAGTCATCCCGTTCCGCAAGTGCGAGAATATCGCGTCCCGCCTGAGTCTCGGGGAGGTCCAGCGAAAACGCCAACCCACGACTGTCTTCTGACAGGCGAAGCGTGCCGGATTTCGTGCGGCCAAGCACCCGTCCGGGATCGTGGTCCATAAGAGCAAGGATATCACGCGTGAGCGATGCGCGGAACGCGCCTGGCTCAATCGTTTCCACGATCTCGCCAAGGCGCGCCTCGCTACCAAAGGTGGCGGCGTAACCCTCCAAACGCCGCTGCCCGGCCAGCGCCCGAATTTCAGGAAACGTCCGCCTTTCAATCGCGTGTGAAGGGTCTGCGGAGCTCATCAAGCAATACCCACGCTTGCCGCATCAACACCGGTTGCAGCCACAAATGCCAGCGGGTGTCGGGCGGCAATGTCGCAGGTGGCCATTGCGCGGATGCTAATGTTACCCTTCGAGTAAGCCGTGCTTTCGAATGGATTGACTAAGATATCCAGCTCGCTCCACAGCCCGATTAGGAGCTCTGACCAATCACCATAAATCAGCGCATGATCGTCGCCATCCCCCAGATTAGTTGGAACCTGATTGGTGAACGTTACCGCCTCGTCATGAAAAATCGGTGCGATGCCGAGGGGCTTGTTATCGCCATCTTTTTGCAGAGACGCGATCTTCTTGATCGTGTTGCTGGTCAAGAATGATCGCTTGGCTTCGGCAACATTTGCTATGTCGCACTTCGCGACCATCTCAGCGTTCGTTGTGAAGAGATCAGTCGTGTAAGCCTGGGTTCCGATCCCGGCGGTAGTCAGCACGCCATTGGGTTCATTTGTGCCGCCTCCTTGGATCGCCGCCGCATCGATCGCGAGTGCGACGTTTCGAGCAAGCATGGACCGGAGAAGCTGCTCCACGTCCGGACTCGCCTGCATCAGCATGTTGCGGCTAAACTCGGAAATCGCGCCAACGTGTTTGGGCGACATTGTGACGTTGTCGAAATCCGCGTCGTCAGTTGAAAGCGCGCTATTCTCAGCAACCCATCCCACGGCAGGGCTGTCCGTCTCTCGCGGAATGGAGACGTTGCCGCTTAGGCCGGTAAGCGGTCGAGCACCCAACGAACGCACCACAGACGAGGCAACAAGCGCGTTGATGTACAACTCGGGGCGATGATCCGTCGGCACCAATTCTCCGCCGGTCG